CACATCGGAGAAGGAACAGCGGCGTTGTCATCTCGCGGTCAACTGGGCGAGATTTTTTTTTGACTCTGCCTGTGTCTCCAGATTCATGCCCCAAAGCTCGAAAAGCTGCGGCAGCACCTCGTAAATCGAGAAGCAGTTGAACTGTTCGAGCCAGTCATCCGGGCTGTCGGGAACATTCTCCGGATCGGCGTGCTTTGCCATCGTCCATGCGATATTCTCGAATACCTCAAGGCTCTCGATGCCGAGACCGGAATCCTGCTCATCGCTCTCATCCACAGAGTCCTTCAGCGCCGCAAAGTCCTTGAAGATGTCCTTGCGGAACTTGGCGCGGTAAAGGCGAGGCAGGGTTGCGCTCGCCTTGAAAGGAACCTCGATACCGTCAACAGTGATGATTTTCTTGATAGCCATATTCTTTCCTCCGAATCAGTCAGTAGTGGTTGCTGCGGCTGTGCTGCCGCCCTTTGCGGTACTTGCCGAACGTGTGCCGGTGCTGTTGTTGGTTGCCGCAGTCGGGATATACACAGCGCCGTACCAGTTATCATAAGTCGTCTGGTCGGTGCTTTCACAGGTCTTGCCCTTCACCAGACCGGAAGGCAGTGCTGTAGCCTTCAGCGATAGTGTCTCCGTCTTGACCTCAGTGGACTCCTCCGTGGTGGAGCTTTCGGTCGAGGGGCGTGATGCCGAACAGCAGTACAGCACATGACGGATGTGATTCTTATCGCCGTTGAACTCAAAGAGCAGTGCAAACTGTGCGGATTCTGCATCATTGCGCTCCACAAGAACACCCTTGCTGTCAAGCTGCTCGCCGAGGATCGTAGTTGCAAAATCGGTCGTGATGAGTGCCACCTCAAGGTCGCCCTCGTAGCCCGCATTGTTGTTGATGACGTAGTACACGCCGTTATCGGCGTAAAAATTCTCGTTCTCGCCGTTTGCATCAATGCTCAGGGAAACCGCACCGGGCAGACGCACAGGCGTTGCGAATGTCGGCACGCCTTCATCACTCCATGCGGTGATCTTTGCATAATGGACCTTATTCAGACCGAACTTGACCTTGTTTTTCTGAAGTGCCATTTTTATACCTCCATGATATAGAGGACTTCATAGAGCCGTTCCGACTCAATCCATACCTCAGATTTTGTGTAGTAGATGTTGTGCTGTGTCAGCACCTCCTCCACACGCTGTTCCGTATCCGGCGATTTTTCATCCGTGTATAATTCAATGTGCAACTCTTTGAAGCTGTGATACATCAGATTATCTGCGGAAAAGGTATCCTCGCCGGACGACAGGAACAATGCGAAGGGAGGATCCGGGCTTTCACCCTCTGCGAAGTGGTGATACGCAAAGGGCAGCCCGATCTCCTGCATCATTTCATTGATTTCTTCATAGGACATAGTTGTTACCTCATGACAGCGCCTTCTCGATGAGGGATTCCAGCATTTCCTCACCATGCTGTTCTGCCGGTGCAATATGCGGTATCGCCGCAACTCTGCCGCCGCCCCGTTTCGCATGACCGTGTTCCAGCAGATGCGCGATCTGGTAGCGGTTCTTGGAATGCACCGTCATTTCGAGTGTATGGCTATTCTCCTTCACCTTTTTCGCCGCCCAGCTTTTCTGATATCTGCCGGACTTTTTCGGAGCGTTGGCGGAGATCTCGTTCTTGACGGCGGTCGCTGTCTTTCGCACAGCTTTTTTCATTTCGGTATCCGCAAGCTCTGCATATTCCGTCAACCCTTTCATGACTTCCGATGCCAGATCATCAATAGATGTCATCTTTTGCACCTGCCTTTCGGGATTCGCATATCAGCTTCATATAGTCCTGCGTCTGGTAATTCGGCACAATGCCCTTGATATCGTAATCCAGACCGTCAAAACGGATGCGATAAAGCGTTGAGGACATTCTTTTTGTCTGCGGAGTTTGTCGGATGATGACCTCGATTTTCTGAATCGCTCTGGTCAAGCCGGTGTCCGTCTCCTCTGATGCACCGTTATTGGATACAGTCACAGAAGCCCAGAGGGAGAACACCTCCTCCCACTGAGCCTTATGATTGCCGATAGCATCCTTTTTGACATGGTTTTCGAGGACGGCAATGCGCTGATTCAGTTTTCCGATCTCCATCAGACAATGCCCTCCCTCTGTGCAAACAGTAAGGCTCTGAGAGTCAATGTCAGTGCATGATAATCAGCAGTATTGCGGTTTTCATAGAGGTAAGAAACAGTATACAGCATAGCCTGCCGGGAGGTTTCCTCATTTTCCGCTAACTGCTTCTCATTCATTCTGCCAACATCCATCACGAGCCGCTGTGCCGTATCGATCAGAGTGAGGATGAGCTTGTCATCCTCACAGTGGTCAACACGGAGGTAGTTTTTTGTCTCAGGAAGCGATATCAGGTTCATGACTGACCTCCGTTCTCAGGAGATCAGCCGTTGCCGCCTGCACCGCCGCCGGTATTACCGCCTGTAGTCGCCTTTGTACCCGCCATCTTGAGGACCTTGACGGACTCCGGAAGAATCAGTCTGCCGTCCACACGCTGAGTGGTGAGGAAGCCGACCTGATCGGTGCGGGCATACAGCTCATTGAGACGGCGGAAGGTGCGGTTCTGACGGTCAGCCACCCAGTAATTCTTCATGTCACCGAAAAGGAGAACACGCTCGCCCTTTGCGATACCGGGCATGAAGGAAGATGTGCGGATGGGTCTGCCGAGCAGTGTATCCGGCTTTGCGATGTCGAGCGACGGCTTCCAGAGGTAGTTGTCGTTCTTGTCCTTCAGCTTCATGAGCTGAAGGAGAATGGTCTCGTTGCAGACGAACTGTGCGTTGCGGCGATACGGGCTCTTGAGGCTGTAGTAGAGGTCGAACACCTCATCAAAGGTGATCGCAGTCTGAGATGCCGCAGTCACGCCCAGCTCTGCACCGCCGGTCTCATCGAGGATACCGAGGGGCTTCTTGTCGCCGTCACCGGTGAAGAACGCACGCTCCTCGGCGTTGCCCATTGCCACACCGAAACGTGCAGCGATATACGATGCGAGGTCGAAGGCGGAGTCGTGCAGAAGCTCATTGCTGATCTTGATCATTGTACCGAGCTTATACGCAGACAGCGTGGTCTGACCGAAGCGGGTGTCGGTCTCCGGGATCTCCTCACCCTCATCGATCCACTGCGCCTCCATCGTATCGTTGGCAATCGGAATCTTGCGGGTACCGGAATTGGTCTTGATAACTGTCGCCATCTGACGGAAGATGTTGTTCTCCTCAAGCGCCTGAATCAGACGGCGCTCGAACTCGTCAGGGACAGTGTAGCCGCCCTCGGTGTCCTCACCGACAGAGAGCGCATTGCGGACTGCAAGCTGATCGCCCTTGTTGCGGATCATATCCCAGAAGGCGGACTTATACTCATCGGTCGCGGTCGGGTTGGTGGGCGGCGTATTCTTTGTACCGGGAGCATTGGTAACAGGCTTGCTGGTCGGTGCGGAAAGTGCCGCATCGAGGGCTGCCTGCTGCTCAAGACGCTCAATCTCTGCGCCGAGTGCCTGCACCTCACCGGCCATTTTGTTGTACTGCTCCACTGCGGAAGCCTCCACGAGACCGTTCTCACCACGGTGCTTTTCGAGGAATGCCTTTGTCTGCTCCCACAGGGTATTGCGCTTGCTGCGAAGTTCCATGATCTTGCTCATATCTTTTCTCCATTTCTCCGGATATATATCCGGCGGTCATAAAAATAACAGCCTGCTTATCTCATAAAAGCAAGCTGCTGTTTCAGAATTTCATACGGCATTGCGCCGTCCTTTGTCCTGCCGTCCATGCCAATCACAGGCATATCGGGAACAGTGACTACAGGTGCGGTCAGCCCTTTTTCGGCAGGTTTCGGTGTTTCAGTTTTGTCATCGGGAATGTCGTCCGTGTCGGCGGTTTCTGCGCCTGCGGTGATCTTTCCCAAGATGGTCTGCCCCATGATACGGGTACTGTACTGCCAAAGGGCATCGCCGGAGTCCAGCTTGAACGGCTTCTTTTCGGTTTCCTTCTTTTCATCCCCGTCCTCGTCACCGCCTTCCTCGTCGGGCTTTTCGGGCTTGTCCTCGTCCGGATCATCAGGCTCATCCTCCTTCTTTTCCGGCGCAGGCTTTTCATCAAAGAGGATCACATCAGCAAAGCCAAGCTCCACCGCCTTTTTCGCATTGATCCAAGTTTCATCGGACATGAGCTTGCTGATGCGGTTGTGGGAAAGCCCGGTTTTTGCCATATATGCGTTGATAATGCTCTCCTTGACTTCGTTCAGCGTTGCGATGGCTTTCTCCATATCACGCGCATTACCCATTGCAATTGTGCTGGGATCATGCACCATCAGCAAAGCCGTCGGGGACATCTCCACGGTGTTGCCTGCCATAGCGATGACGCTTGCCGCCGAAGCCGCGATGCTTGCGATACGCACAGTGACATTGTGCGGATAATCACGAATCATCGTATAAATCTCGGCAGCGGCGAACACATTGCCGCCCGGACTATTCAGCCAAAGTGTAATGTCACCCTCCTCGGCATACAGTTCATCGCGGAAGTCCTGCGGAGTAATTTCCGTCCCCCAGTAAGACTCCGAGTCGATAGGTCCCTCCAGCCGGAGGACTCTGCCGCCGCTGTCATCGTGGATCCAATTCCAGAACTTTTCCATTTACATACCCCCATTCTTGTATTTCTTCCTGCGCTTTTTTCGCAGGAATCTGTCATCGGTTTCTTCGCCCGGATTCTCGTCCGGCTCATCCTGTTCCTCGTTATCCGGCTGTTCCTGCGGCTGATTCAGAGCATATGCGGCACCTGCATCCTCCAGCTTGTTATACGAGCCGTTCAGGTAGTAGTCGTTGCCGCCCTGATCGTCAGGGATCAAGTCCATATTTTCAAGACGGCGCACATCGTTGGGCGACATAAAGCCGTTGCCGACACCGATAGCGTAAGCGTTCATACGGCTTTGGTAATCACCGCGCATCAGACCGTCCACATTGAATTTCGGAAAATACACATCCTGTTCTTCCACCAGCAAAAGGTCTTTCATGATACCCTTTTCAATACGGATGATCCATGGCATAAGAGAATACTGCACGAATGCAATGCCCTGATGCTCGATGTTGTTGAAGGTGCTGCGTTTCAGGTCTTGTACCAGATGCGGCGGAACCTGAAACATTCGGCAGATTTCCTCCACATCAAATTCCCTTGTGGAAAGGAACTGTGAATCCTCCGGCGGCAGGGAGATCGGCTTGTACTGCATTCCTTCTTCGAGGACAGCGATGCGGTGGGCATTTCTTGCACCGCCGTAAGCCTTTGTCCAGTTGTCGCGGATCTTCTGCGGATCCTTCAGCACGCCCGGATGTTCGAGGACTCCGGCAGGCTGCGCTCCGTTTTTGAAGAAAGCACTGCCATATCGTTCTACAGCCATGACTGCGCCGAGTGCATTTTTCATCATTGCAATCGGTGAGAATCCGACCAGTCCATTGAAGCCCAGACCGGGGATGTGTAAAATTTCATCCCTGCGGAAGATGATATCCTTGTCATGCTCGCCGGGTTTCTCATCGGTGTAGGCATGATAGGTGTAAAAAAGGTCGCCGCTTTTCGGATCACGGTCGATCTCCATGTTTTCCGGCAGCAGCGGATACAGACCGAGAATTTCGTTCTTGCCGTCACGGACAATTTGTGCATACGCATTGCCCCACAGCAGCAGATGACACATCAGCGCCTCCCAGAATGAGAATGAACTCATTTCGGGATTCGGCTGTCGGTAAAGAATCTTATACAGCGGATGATCGGTTGCCATTTCCTTATCATCGCCCTTGCCGGTGTATCTGTATAGGTGCAGCGGCAGTCCTGCAATCGTATTGGAAAGCAGTCGGACACAGGCATAAACTGTAACGATCTGCATCGCAGTTCGCTCATCCACACGCTCTCCGCTGTGCGTCATGCCGAATACGAACAGATTACCGGAGTCCCGGACATTGTCCTGAATATCCGGCAGCATCGGTGCATCTCTCGGCTTGCTGATGCCGAGCCAGCTTAATAAGCCCATAAACATTACCTCCTCACAGTACGATCAAATCGTGGTCGGGTTCATCGTATACTGATCCCTGCATTTCGTGGCGGATGCATCTGTCAAGTGCCATGATCCATGCCACAACACCGTCAATCTTTTCTGTCGATTTCTTTTTACTCGGTTTGATGTTCTCTGCCGCATCAATTTCAGCGACCACATTGCCTGCCATCCAGCGAAGTACAGGGTTGCCACCGTGGATAAACTGCCCTTCGAGAATGAGCTTGTACAGTTCTTTCATCGGCGGGGACATATCCTTGAAGCCCATGCCCATCGGAACAACGGTAAATCCGTCTCCCTCAAGGTCTGTGATAAGCTGTGTAGCGTTCCAACGGTCGGCTGCAATCTCCTTGATGTTATACATCGTGTGCAGCTCATTGATCGTTTTCCGCACAAAGTTATAATCGACCACATTGCCCTCGGTCACATGAAACAGCCCCATGTGCTCCCAGACATCGTAGGGAACATGGTCGCGCCGCACACGCAGGTCGAGTGTTTCTCTCGGCAGCCAGAAGTGCGGGACAACGATGTATTTATCGTCCTCGGTCAGAGGCGGGAACACCAGAACAAATGCGGTGATATCTGATGTGCTGGAAAGATCCAGTCCCGCATAGCACTCCCGTCCCCGCAAGGATTCCAAATCAATCGGCAGATTTCCTCTGTCGTAGATATGCTCCGGAATCCAAGCCACGACGCTGCCTACCCACTGATCCAGACGAAGCTGACGGAATACATTTTCTTCCGCAGGATTCGTCAGAGCCTCACGGTGGGCATCACGCACTCGGTCAATGGTGATGGTGTATCCGAGCGATGGATTTGCCTTGTACCAAGATTCCTCGGCATTCCAGTCATCGCCGTCATTCAGTCCGTAGATGACCGGATAAAAGGACGGATCAATACGCCGTCCATCGAGAATGGCTTTTGCTTTGGTGTGATACTCGTAGCAGATGCTGTTGCGGTCAGTGCCGGCGGTTGTAATCAGGAAGTACAGCGGCTGAGTACGGGCATCGCCGGAGCCCTTCGTGAGAACATCCACAAGGCTGCGGTTCGGCTGGGCATGAAGTTCATCCAAAACAAGACCGGATACATTCAGACCGTGCTTGGTACCGACTTCCGCTGAAAGCACCTGATAGAATCCCACATTGGAGTAATTCACCAGCCGCTTTGTCGCAGCCATGATCTTGGAGCGTTTCAGGAGCGCCGGGGTCATTTCGACCATGCGCTTTGCAACATCAAAAACGATGGATGCTTGCTGTCGGTCGGCGGCAGCACCGTAGACCTCAGCGGAAGGCTCGTTGTCAGCGTAAAGGAGATACAGTGCAATTGCCGCCGCAAGCTCACTATTGTGCGTAGGAACAAATGATGTTCCTGCGAGATATTGATGACTCGGACTATCCACCTGAATACACTGCATTTTCACGGGATGATCCACAGGCTGGATATCCAGCAGATAATGAAAATGTGGATTATTCTCTTTTGAGATACTCCATTTTTTCATAATTGCGGGATCAGTCGTTTTTGGACGGCCACTCGAAATGATTTTGATCGTAGTACCCATCTGATACATTTCAAATGTTGTTACGATTTTTCTGCCTGAGTCATCTGATATATTCCACAGATGCCGTTCTCCGGCGATGATCGATGTGCCGTCTTTGAAGGTCAGCTTGTAGGCTTGCTCTGTATCATCCACAGGGCTTTTCGCAACCACATGGCACGGATTTCCGTTCTCATCAAATACAGTATCTCCGACCTTCAGATTGCCCATATTGGTGAATCCCTGCGGAGTCGGAATAGGCGTATCCAGAGCGAGCTGCTTTCCATTTTTCTTTGGAATTTCGATATATGCGGTACGGAATTGACGGGTATCATCCTCTTTTACGATACCGAAAATATCCCGGATGATCTGCTCCTGCCACGGCAAGAGCCAGAACGGTTTTCCTGCCCAGCGGCCTTTGGTATGGCAGAGGTTTTCTATAAAGCGAACAGCCCTGTCCGCCTTTGCCGCATCGTAATGGGAATCCGGCAGCATGAATCGTGTGGGCTGATAGTCGTTGAGTTTCGGGTAGTTCGCAGGTCTTTCTCTTGCTTTCGCTGTTCTCGCCATCAGCCACCTCCGAGAAGTTCATCCATATCGTCAACGGCAGCGTTTTTCATATCTGCACCTGCCGTGATTCTGCTTCTTGCCGCCGGAGTCAGACCGAACTGCTCTGCGATCTTGTTCATGATTTTCAGATAGGTCTGTGCGATAGACACCTGCGGAACTGTCTGCCAGTAGCCGGATTTCGTTTTCACGATCGTGCCATGCTGTGTCATGAACTCTTCCGCCTCTTTCCAACGGGCGTATGCCTGACAGTACGATGCGAATGCCGCCTGATCGACCTCGGTCAGCACACCGATCTGTTCGAGCTGTTTCGATAGCCTTCGCCATTCCTTTTTCGCTTCCGGCTCCAGCCACTTCGGACAGGGCGGTGCTTTGCGTTCCGGATTCGGCTCTGCATCATTCAGCGGACGCTTGCCCGGATTGCCTTCCAGCTCTTTGATCGCTGTCGGCTTTGGTTTTCTGCCTCTCTGAGCCATCCGCATCACTCCTTCCTCAAAAAATTTGCATAAAGAAAAGGCCTGCATACTGCAAGCCTTTCCTATGTATAAAACCACCATGAATTTATCCGTTCAGCATATCCAG